GAGAAGAATTTGTCGGATAAGATTGATAAGAAGGACTTTGAAAACTTTAAGAAAGAAGTATGCGAACAACTTGTCAGAATCAAAGGGGCAATGGATAAAACCCCATCAGGGGAATTTAGATTGAAATCAATAGATGAACAGATTCGGGAACAGGTGAAAGAATTTATCGTAAAAGATTCAAGCGGGAGAGAAATCGTTGATTTGAAATCTGCTTGTAAATCTTCCCCTGGCTATAAAAAACAATTTAATCTTGTTGTCAAGGCTAATACGCCTATTACATCAACTGTAACGGCCGCATCGGGTGTGACGCTCAGCCCAGGAGTTGTGTTTGATTCTACTATTTCTACACCTCCTATGGCCGAAAGCGAAATCAGACAGTTCGCTAATGTCGCTACTATCAATGCTCGGACATTGGTATATACAGAGCTTAAGGATTCTACTGGAGATGCCGAATGGGTTCCTGAAGGCGGATTAAAACCGTCAATGACTGCAACAATCAAGGAAGTTGTTGTTAATGCCGGGAAGGTGGCATTGACAGCTACGCTGACGGAAGAAACATTAACTGATCTTCCCCAGTTAGTGGCAGAGGTTCAAGCTGAAATTATTAATAAAATCGGTATTGAGGAGGAAAATGGGATTTTATATGGTTCTGGTGCTGATGGTGAAATAAAAGGTGTTTTCACGGATATCCCCGAATATTCATTAACCAGTATCAAGGTGGACAAACCGAATAACTTTGATGCTATTATTGCAGCTTATACACAAGTTGTTTCGACATCTAAAATGAATTACGCTCCAAATGTTGTTCGCGTTAATCCTATCGACTTGGCAAATATGAAGCTGACAAAGGATGCTAATGGCCAGTATCTTTTCCCGCCTTTTACATTACAGGATGGATCTCTTATTTCGGGTGTCCAGATTCGACCTTCTACATCCATCACGGAGGGCGAATTTGTATTGGGAGATTTTAGGTATTTGAATATCCGTGACTATGTGGGATTATCTATAACGTTCGGTTGGGTCAATGATGATTTCCAGAAGAACCAGGTAACAATGATCGGCGAAAAAAGACTGCTGGCTTATATTAAATCGAATTATAAGACAGCTTTTGTCAAAGGATCTTATGCTACCATCAAAGAAGCGATTGATTCATCTAAAGAAATAGGAGGTTGATATAATGAAAAGAGGAAAAGTAAATAAAAATGATGCCAAGAGTTACAAATTTGAACCTTCAGATGTATATGAGGTTACCTATATCAAGGCTAAACATCATGAAATAGGAGATAAAGATTATGTGTCTCTTCCGGTCGCAATCATGTTCATAAATGAGGGTAAAATAGCCTCCACTCCTGAAATAGAAGAGGCTATTGCAAGATATGGCATGAGTAGTTTGATCAAATCAAAAAATAAAAAACAGTAAATCATGCTTATAGATGAGACATTTTTCACAGGTGAACTCCATATAGAAGGAGTGATTTCGTATACTGGCGTGCCATCAAAGACTAATGAGGCTGCCAATTACGAACTCAAATCCTTGATATCTCAGTACGAACTTGAGTTTTATCGTAAAATATTAGGTTATGATAATGCCAAGAAGTTTGTTGAGTATATCGAAAGTGGGGAAGGCGAGGAAAAATGGGATAATCTAAAAAACATCTTGGTCGAACAGGTAGGTGATCGGAAAGTATCTCCGATTGCCTATTATGTATTCTTCTTCTATCTGAGAAAGAATCAAACGCAGGCTACACCTATTGGTAATGTCGAGGAAAGCTCTTCCAATAAAGTTTCGCCGTGTAATATCAAAATGATAAACGCATGGAATCAGATGGCCTATATGAATAGGTATATATCTGATTATTTATATGATCACAGAGATGATTATAGCGGATATTTTTTTGATGAGCATTTGCTGGAATTTATGAATAAGATGGGAATATGATTAATATCGTAGATATATTCAAGGATATTAGCCGTAATACTTCTGTAAGTGTTGGGATGGAAATAAATTTCCTATTTGGGGAATGGGTACAAATAGCAAGGGAAATGGAGATATTAAGCAAATCCCCGATTACTGAGTCGGGCAAATGGCCACTTCTTGCTCTTTTTACGCCATTTGAAGAATATAAAGACGATCCCAATCTATATTGCAAAGCTAATATTGATCTTATGATAGCGACTCGTACATTATCTGATTATACTAATGATCAAAGACTTGCGATCTCTTACAAAGAGATTTTACATCCTGTTTATGAGCATTTTATTTCAGAATTAATCAAAGACAAAAGATTTGATTTTGGCCCTAAAAATGTCGTATCACATCGGTATGTAGATAATATGAGATATGGAAGTCGAGGTGTTTATGGATCGGACGGTAAAAAGCCTTTTGCTGATTTGTTTGACGGGATAGATATATTGGATTTGAAGATAAAAGTAAAGAAACCTAATTGTAGATAAAAGGAATGAAAAAGTATAGAGATTGCGGAAGCGAAATATTCAATACGGGATCAAGTAAATGCCCGTTTGTGCCAGATTATGTAAAAGTAATCATCCTGACGCCGGAAGATATGGTGATCAAAGATGACGAGCTGGAAGAGAGCTTAGAGGAAATGATTCATGCGAATCGCCCCGGGCGCATTTACCCGATTGGGCCTATAGCTGAATATGCACCAAGTGGAGGAGAAGCTCAAACGTCTAAGCAGGGCTATGGACCTTCTCAGATTACATCTTATTCTGAACTCGTAGAAGTATGGACGCTTGAAAATTACGACGAAGGTCTATTGGCGAATTTAATGAAGCTTAAAAATGAAAGAATGAGAGCTTTGTTTATCGACAAGAATAATGTTGTCTATGGGCAGCATGATACCGATACGACTATTAAGGGCTATTTGATGTCATCTATTTACCCTTCATCTGTACAACGGTTTAAAACAAGTGGAGATAATGCTACAATGGCTGTAAGTCTGGTATATGATAACGTAGAAAAAGCATGGATAGAGACTAAATCCCTACAAAGTGAAACCGATTTGATCGAAAAGGCAAAAGGCCTTGTATGGGTAGACGTTGTAAAAGTTGGAGATAGTGGTTCTAACTACAAGGTCGTTGAACATTATGGTAAGTATGATCTGACAACAGCTTATGGTGCTTTACTTGCAAAAACAGAAGGTGTATGGGAGGGGGTTAGTGCTGCACAATATAATGCCGCTGACGGAACATTAAATTTGACAAGTGATGGCACCCCTGCATTGTTGAGTCCTGAGCAGTTGCTTACGGCTGGAATTAAAGGTATTGAGCAATGGAAGTCGTAATGAATGGAGTCTCTTTTAATCGAGATTTATGTGCTAAAATGACAAAAAATCAATTTTTGGAAGCCCACGAAAAGTCTTACTTTTTAGACCGTAATATCGAAGATAGAAGAAAGATTCTAACGGATGTTTATAGTATTATAAAAGATAAATCAGTAACAAAGGAGGGGCTTTCTTAAGCCCCTCTGTGCTTTAATATGAGTACAATCTTAGGAGTTTCAAATGCCGTAAGGATGTTGAAAAATAATTTCATGCCAGAGGTTACAAATAGCCTTCGTGAAAGTGAGGATCTGATTCATAATTTGATTACCGACCAACTGATGGCCGGACTTGATGAAAATGGAAAACAGATAAGACCTACATATCTTCAAGACCCTTACTTTCGGGAAACGACAAAGACGGAAAAAGCAGCAAGAAAAAAGGCTATCTGGTGGAGAGATATGAAAGAACGTGTCACGCCACCAGAAAGATCCGATATTTTAAAGTTTCCCCCCAGAAATAGGAATACTCCTAACCTTATAATAACGGGCGAATATCACAGAAGTATTACACCGATTTTTATAGACGGTAAAGATGGCGGGAAGATAGTGACTCGCTCGATTGGTTTCTATGCTGGTGACGATGCTCTTGAGAAAAAATACGGTTCAGAGCATTTAGGGCTAACGAAAAAGGCAAAGCAATATTTGCTGGATAATCGTGTAATCCCGACTATTGAAAACTTGCTAAAAAAGTATGGATTCAAATGAAAGAAAAAGCACCTTGTAACTGTTCATCTATGAATAAGGCTATGTCCAACCGAGAAAATATGAGAAGATTGGCGGGTAAGGCTGCTAAAATGGATCAGCGTATCTATGTTATTATTCATAAGCATGACGATACGTACACCTTTGAACCAATAGATGCTATTGGAACTAATGGAGATATAATAGAATATATACATTATTTATAACTATTGATATGACACTAAATGATTTATCTTTTTCGCTCCAGAATGGAGTGTATAAAGCATCTTTTCAGCCAACAGGTGATTTTAGAATACATATTAAACGACAAATGTCTGGTCGTTTGTCGTTCTTTGAAACAATAACAGGATCTGATCCTGTTGCTTTTGGAGTTATAAATTGGACTCTTCCTAATTTCGAGGCTAAAGTCCCCGATGTGACTCCGGGAATGACTATTATCGTTGAAAGTGACACTCCTGTTACAAAATGTCAGTATACTTATGAGTGATCTTATTTTAAAGACATTAGAAACAAGAGAATTGAAGCTAAACACAATGCAGCTTCGAGGTTTCTACGGTAAAAAAATGCGAAGGGGTTCTGGTGGCGGTAGTTCCGGCGACGGCTTCCCGCAACTTCCGGGCGATGTCACCCGCTGGCATTTCGGAGGCCTGACGAACGAGATGATGGCAGCGATGGACGATCCGAGAATCGAGGATGCGGACCATAAAGGTCGGTTCTTATCCTTCAAGAATTTCCTGTGGGCGGGGATGAGTGGGGTTGGCGGGTATGAAACCTATCAATCAGTGTATAAATTTACGTTTGATCTTTACGCTAATACGTGTATATCCAAAACAAGGGATCATGTCAATTTAACATTCAAGGTTACAGGCTTGCAACCAGGCAATAGTTTATCATTAGCTTATTTTGGCACAACGAACACTGTTTATGGCACATGGACTAAAGATGGTGTATATACTGTTAATTCCAAAGTTACTGAAGTAGGTAAACCGCTTATATTTTATAATGGATACGGATCAACCAGAGGAGAATTTACTATCGAAATATTTCCCCTCTACCCCGGCGCTCTTGTCTTTGACGGAGTAGACGATTACGGTATCTGTGAGAACTTCCCTATTCTGACTAAGGAAAAGGGATATACGGTTGTGGCTTTGAGACAATTTTTAGGTAGTAGAAATTCCTTTTTAATAAGTAATCGAGCAACTGGAACGGCATTTTCTAATGGAGCGTTTGTATTTGAAAGGTTTTGGGACGAATCAGGAGCTATATTTTATAATTTTGGAACTCCGTCTGACCAGCTTTCCCTAAAGCCAGACAGCCCGTTTTCTTATTTAACTTCTAAGTCATACAATGGAAGGACTACTAATGCTGGGGATGCTGTGCCTTCCAATACATTGTTAGTAGGTAAGTCTATCATAAATGATTCAAATTCTACAAACGCAGCCATTTGGGAAATCTGCATCCTCGATCACGACGCCACCGAAGAAGAACTCCAAAAAATCCAAGACTACTACAAACAGGAATATCCTTGGCTATTTCCCGACCAAGCATGGACAGTAGTCGGTAAAACCAACGAAGATACCGACAGGGCTACCATAGCTAACATAACGGGTAATGGTAATAATCTTGTGCTGTCTAATTTAGGTTTTATTGAAGGAAGTGGCTACAATGAAGAAGGGGAATATGCGGGCTATCTGGTAACAGATGGTGTGGATGATAAGATTCAGAGTTCCGCATTTACAGTTGGCAAGGATTGGACAACTGTTGGCGAATGGGAGTTTCTGAAAGAAGATGCAATAAAAATTGCCGGTATTGCTAAGTTTGGTTCATTTAGATTTTATAATTATTCATTAACCGGTAGAATGAATGTATATATTAATGCAGAGTTAGGAACTAATGTTGTTGGAAATTCTATAAAAGCTGCTACCTCTAAGGGTTCAGTTTATTTAGATTTTAATTCTTTACAAAAGATAACGCCGGGAGATACAGTTGATTTTGGACAAATGTTAATGATAGGACATAATGGTACAAATTATACTAAAATGGCTTTCAAAAACTTAGCCATCTATCCAACAGTCCTCTCCAAAGAGGATTGTATAAAATCTTACATTTATTTACAAACATTAAAAGCAAAAATATGAAGTACGCAATAGTAGACATCGTGTGGTGTACCTCACACGGAATCGAGGTTCTCCCGGAGTGGCGGAAGAACAAAGACTTAACCAAGTGTATCAAACACATTGACCACTTGTCCCCATTTCTCGAAGAAGAATTTCCTGTATTTGAATCTTCTGACCCTGAATTTATCGAGCTTTTGGCAAGCGAGGAATGGACTTTGCCGGAAGGTGTAGAGGTCAACAGGGAGTTTAGCCGGCTTTTGGCATTGGACATGATCGATAAGGAAGCAACTGAAAAGATCAATACCTACAATCTGACGGCATCGGAAGCATTACAGGTCAAAGATCGATACCCCGAATGGGAAACCGGAATAAACGTCAAAACTGGCGAACGATACCGAGTTGAAGATGTCCTTTGGGAATGTGTTAAAGACCATCTCACACAAGAGAACTGGAAGCCTAGCACAGCTACCCTAAGCCTGTGGAAAATAGTAGACGCAGAAGAACATTCCGGCACGATAGAAGATCCTATTCCATATAAGCAAAATATGGCACTTGAATTTAACAAGTACTACACGCAGGACGGAGTATTGTACCTCTGCATACAGGCTATGACACCGGGACCGTACGATTTAAAGGATGTGCCGGCGCATGCGCAGCCGATAAAGCAATAATGGTGAGGGGGTAAATAACTTATAGATCGATTTGGCTATTCTGTGAAACTTTGCTATGTTTGTAACAACATAACAAAAGATTTAGAGCCTAAGAGCCATACCCGGCAAGAGTCATACCCTGCGGGGTATGGCTCTTTTTGTTTAATTTAAAATGAAAAGAGATGAAGACAAATCAGGAGATGGTACGCTACATTGATAATTTTTCAGTGATTCAACGAACAAGTGATGGATATTTTGACGGAGGCGAGTTGCTTCGCCAATGGAATAATGTAGATGAAAATCCAAGAAGACGTATGTCTGAATTTATAGATAGCCCTAAAACGAAAGAGTTTTTAAAGGCTCTTGCTGTGGATGAAAGCCATAGTCTAAAAACCGACATTGGTGAAAATCAATTGCTTATAAAGACAAAAGGAAGAAACACTAAAGAGGGCAAAACTCCTGATAAAGTTTGGATGAATCCTCTCTTGTTCATCAAGTTTGCCATGTGGATCAATCCAACATTTGAGGTGAAAGTACTACGTTTTGTTTATGACGAGATGATCCGATATCGTAATGACGCGGGAGATGCCTATAAAGAACTTTCGTCCGCAGTTATGAAAATCGTTCCAAGCCATTTCATGCCGAAAGCTATGCAAAAGATTGGAGAAGCGCTAAATTGGATCATCTTCAATTCACACGAAAAGATGTTGCGCAATAAGCATGGAGATGAAGTAAGGTTGCGTGAATTATGGCAATTAGAAAAGAAAATTGCCGGCTTGATAGAAGAAGGATTTATATCAACCTATGAACAGTTAATATCATATCTAAGAAAGCTGTATCGTAAAAACTGGGAACCAAAAGTACTAACGGTATAAAACATTTTTTGATAAGTCTTCATATAGATCATGCTGGTCTGTGAAGATAGGCATGAATATTTTTTAACTTGAATTTTGATATGGCAAAGTTATACACGAAATGCGATGAGATACCTCTCTGTAGGTTCATAGAGGCATACAATGGGAACTTGAAGGCGTTGGTAATTTCTGGAAAGGCATCGGAGGAAGATCTACGTTTGACTTTCAGTCGGATTATGGATGAATACAACCAAATTATAGAAAATAAAAATCTACAATTCGCAGTTTCTAAACATTCTTTGATCATAAATTATTA